CTCCACAATAGAATCTGACTTTTTAAGCCAATTTTCAAGGGCATCTTTTGTATGTTGGGGTGCGGTTTCTTTTAGGATATGTGTTACTGAGTGATATATATTGTCGTCACCATCACGGTAGACTCTGTACGGTCCACTATTATCTTGAATTAAGTTCCACTTTCGTAGAGAGGCTAGTGCGTTTTGTTTGTCTAGCGTACCCATAAGTGGTGAATAAATACACGTTCCCATAATTAATATACAGCAAAATAAAAGAGGGTCAAGTGACCCCCTCCTATGAATGGCGATTACTCCTCTTCTTTGAAAGGATTACCACCTGATATGAGTCTGTTTAAATCAAACTCTTTTTCTGCTTCCCAAGCATCTTCTACGGTTTTAGCCATAGCTTTTTTCTTAGGTGCAGCTTGCACAGTGTACTTTGTGTCTGTGCCTTGGCCTTCACGAGATAAGTAAAAGTCACAGTCAGTCATAGAGTCTGCATAATCTTCTAATTGGCTGATTACGTCAAACTGTTGAGTGATTGTTTTTTGAACCCAAGAGAATACCTGTACACGTTCCAGGTCGTAATTATATACGGGAACTGCGTGGGCTACTCTGCAAGGTTCTGGTCCTGTACCATCTCGCTTGAGAGATCGTATGAAATCTTCTCCTAGTTTCTCAGTGATGTCCTCTGGGGTAGGCTCCTCTGCGAAACGGAATGGCTTACGCTTTTCTGGGTCATTAACATGATTACCCCATAGTTCATAGAACATGAAAGGCTCTTCAGCTAATAAAGTAAAGCGGACTTTTTGACCACCTTTAATACCTGAAGGATTAAGATAGTCGTCTTTTGTGCTACTTGAAGATGCAGCATCTTCTCTAGCAACGGTTGAAATAAAAGGCATAATGCGTGTTGGCTATGAAAGCCTAGGTTGCATTATTATTGTAGTACATAGACAAATCAATGTCAATGATATATAATAGAAAAACCCTAAAGGGTGGAGTTCCTTCAGGGTTTCAACATATAGCGTACAGTAGGTATTGTAACACATGAGTAACATAAATTTCATCCCTGAAATGCCATTGACATGGTTGACTTGTCCAGTATATGCCGAGGGTGTTTTATTACCAAAGAGAGATAAATCTAAACCAGATGTATATTCTGATGGAAAAGTACCATACGGAAAAGCGTGGAGATTAAAACTTAATGTAAATGATTCTGCGTTGATGATTGAAAAACAACCAGATATATATAAAGCAATAGGAGTGTTTACTGGACCTAGATCAGAAGGTCTAGTAATCTTTGATGTTGATAAAAATTTAGGTGCTATTGAAAAGAAATGGGGCAAAGACCTTAAAAAAGCACCAAAAGTTACTTCACTTAAAAAGAACGCTGCAAAGTTTTTATTTAAAGTTCCACAGGATTTATGGTCTGAATTAGAATCTATTAGTCATACTGCTGCTGGACACGAAGGTTGGGAAGTATTATGGGGTGGACAGGGTGTTGTTGCTGGAGAATACTACAAGGAAGAAATAGGTAAAGGTAAATATAAATTAGAAGGCGATCTGTTTAATGTGCCAGAAGCACCCGAATGGTTGCTGTCTCGTATGAAAGATCAATATAAAAAGAAACACCAAGACGTTGATGTTAAATATATTGATAATAGATGGAGTAAACGAACCAAGGAAGAAAGAATAGCTATTGTTAGTGGTTGTTTGAGTGTCATCAAATATACAGGACCAAATAGTGAGCGATATTGGTGGGAAATAGGGGCAATGATTAACAATGAATTGCCAGGTGAAGAGGGTCTTAACTTATGGAGAGAGTGGAGTAAGCGTGATCCTGACTATGAACACTGTTGGGATAGTGACTCAGATCCTTGTGCTGCTAGATGGTATGCAACTTGGAGAAATAATGGTGCACAGTACAATATGTCTCATCTGATAAGACTTGCAGATGAAGTTGATCCTGACAGAAAAAGATTTAAAGAAGTTGGATTAGATAAATTAATCGAAGATGTAGAAGCTATTCCACTTAGATACAAGGAAGAAGTACTAGATGGTGAGGATCTTATTCAGCGATATATGGATATTGACAATGATCCTAAGAATGAAAACCCTGCACTACATAACCAAGCGGTCCATAAATTAGCTATTGAAGCCAAGCGTGGTAATGCTGCTGAGATTGAGAGATTAGTTGATACTCACGAAATGTTCAATAGGACTAAGGGGCAGAAGCCTCTGGCTATTGATGAGTTAGACGATACACCTTTTGAGTATCTGATTCCAGGATTGCTACCTAAACCTTGGACTCTGTTAGTTCATGCAGATGGTGGTACAGGTAAGACTGCTATGTGTCAGACCATAGCCAAGCATATTGGACACGGCAAAGCATTTAATGTTTATGGTGCTCTAGTTAACGTACCAGTTGGTAAGGTTCTTTGGTTGAACGGAGATCAGAACGAAAGAATATTGCGTAGGCAAATGAAACTTATTGGCTGCGATAAAAATGTTCGAGTGGTTACTGAGTGGGATATGCAGTGGTATAGCAGATTTAAAAAGATGCAAAACAAGTACGCATACGATCTTGTAATTATTGATAGTTTAGATGGTTGTAATGACAGTAACCCATACGAAGAGAATAGAAGAGAATATGCTTTACCAATTAAGAAACTTGTTAGACGTAACGGCCAAGACTTCCCTGCTTGTTCGATAGTTATTATTCATCACAACACCAAGGAAGGTAAATTTAGAGGTACTTCAGCTATTAAAAACGCTGTAGATGAGACATGGAATATGAAAAAACTATCAATGAATGATGCTGCTGAAATGGGTCTTACAGCAAATAGCAGATTAGTAACAGTTGAAAAGTCAAGAGAGGACCGTGAAGGCTTACGCATGATATTTACTCTGCTTCCTGATTACAGTTACTCTATAAGCCCTGCACCTGAACGTACAGAAGAAGTCAGGCTGGACACTCCAAATAGACATACTCTTGATATATTGCAGCTTATGAGAAATGAACCGAAACCTTGGTGTGTTAAAGATTTAGTAGATCACGATACTGTTGGAGGTGTGCATAGAAAACGTGCCATAGTATATAGTTTAAATAAGTTAGAGGATCAGAAATTGATAGAAGAAGTTGACGTACCAAAAACTAAGAGTAAAGGTGGTAGACCATCTAAATTTTATAAGGCAGTTGGTAAAGAATTACCAAGGTCTTTTACTTCCTTCACGCGTGATATACCCGATAATGGTGTGTATAAACCTAATAATGTAGATACTGGAACGGATTTGAACAACAATGAGTTTGGTATAAACCCTAATTTTGTAAAAACCTCTGAAGAAGATGGAGGTTTATACAACGAAGAGGTTAATACAAAACCGATTGTTGTTGAAACTCCTTCCAATGGAACGGAAGAGGGTTTATACACCGAGTCCTCTGGGTATATAGAGGAAAACCAAAAATTTTGGGAGACTTAATTCTTGAACAACAGAACTATCAACGTCACTATCTACGAAGAAAAATTCCCTGCTGATGATAGTCCACTAGCCACTGTGCGGTACACAGAATATGACCATACAAGAAAAAAAGTTGAAAAAGTAAATCAGGTTTCATACTTCGATAAAGAACATTTCCATAGTCAGGTGCTACAGGCTGTAAAATATGGACTTGATGTTTCGATATGCACACAGCTTAGTGTTAAAACTTTACAAAAAAAGTTAGACCTCTGGACAAGATAGTACTACACTACTACAATATTAAAACTAGCATATCCATATATGGAATTTAAAGAAGAGGAAGTAGTAACTAAAAAATCTACTATTGATGTTCAATCAGGCGAAGTGCATAAAGTGATTGAAAAAGACAATACTGTGAGTGTTGTATTTCAAGAAGAGAAAAATGATGTACTTATTAAATGTGTTTTAAATCTTACTAAAGATCAGCTTGCACATATTAATAGAGAACATAATATAAAACCTTTAGCTAAAGAACAGCTACAGGCAATACACGCAAAGAATGATGCAGCAGAAATAAAAGAAGCTGCATTAGTTCCTGCTGATCCTGTAGTGGAGATTACAATTCCAGCTAAATTAAATACACCTGTAAAGCACTTGCCAACAGAGAGTTATCCTCCTTTAAATTGGAAAGATAAAACACCAGAAAGAGAAGCTAAAATATATCGTTCCAAGATAGATCCTGATAAGATAACTTATCTTTTAAATTACATATTTAGATGGCATAAAAAGAATAAATACCATAGAGCAAAGAAGGATAAAAACCATAATTTAGCTCATTTCTTGAAAACATATTTACCAAATAATAATGGTATGGATTTTCAAACTGCT